TATTACATAGTAAAGATAATACATTTCACAACAAAAGTCAAGCCTTTTGTAAAATATTTTTTAAATTTGGAATCATTCTAAATAAGACATAAAAAAAGGGATGTATTTCTACACCCCTCAATTATTTTAAAGTTTACCAATTAGAGATTAGTACTCAAGGATTGCGTAATCGTATGTTAAAGTTAATTCTATCGATAATGGGTCATTTGAAGCCCAATCTAATTCACCAAAGTTTGCTGAAGAAATGAATGCTCCTTTAAGAGTCCATTGTTCAATCTTATCACCCACTGGTCCTAATAAGAAGAATGCAATATCTTTTTTGTAGAATGCTGCATAACCATCTCTACCTGTCAATGATTCATGTGATTGACGAACCCACTCCATTACCATTTGTGCTCCAGATGGAACAATTGGGTCATAAAGAGTGATGTTAATATCATCCCAATTTGATTTTCCCTTAATCTTTCTTTTTACGTTGATGTGGTCTAATTCAACAATCTCGGAAGTGAAAGTAGGTCTACTTGCAGTTTTGATAATGTATGATTCTATACCATTGATTTCCATAATGAATCTATTCCCCAATTTAGGTTCAAAATTCTTATAAAACATCTTATCAAATTCTAATATATCTGGCATTTTTTTATCTATTTAATGTTTCTTATTTATAAATATCGTTTTTTTAAATTATCCGTTAAAACTTGCACCAGTTGGTAAAATGTTGAAATCAATTTGAATGAATTCAGCAGTTTTAGTTGGTTGTAAGTAAATAGCTCCTGCTAATATATTTCTATCAATTACATCAGGAGTATTGTTTGTATCATCCATCACTACTTTGAATGCGTATAAACCTTGTCTTTGTTGGATAGCCTCTAAATAAGGGTTTACAATATTTAAGAATCTATTTCTAGTTTCAGAAGTGTTTTGTTCGAACACTAAATATCTTGAAGTAGATGCGATGTATTTTCTAACAGTTAATAATAATCTTCTTACATTGATTCTATCTAATGCTGAAGGTTTATATTGTAATGTTTTTTGTCCGAATACTACGATTCCTTGACCAGGGAACTGAACGATTGGGTTTACTTTGTTTTCGTATAATGAATCTTTTTCAGATTGTGTTAAACGATTTTGAACACTTACTGCTCCAATTAAACCACCTCTATTCAAACCTGCTGGTGCGAACCATTCAGCTGCAACTCTATCGTTAGCCGCAAATACTCCAGGTAATAATACTGATGGTGGTACTGCGATTAATTTGTTAGTATTCAAATCGATTGTCTTAACCCAAGGGTAGTAAGTTGCAACCATATTTGAATCAATAGATTGTGCTTGTGTATTTGCTTGTGCGATTGAATCTCCGTATGCAGTTGTATCTAATATATAGAAACAGTCATTTCTTTGTTCAACCATATCTAAAACTGAAGTTGCTACTGAAGAGTGTAATCTTCTAATAACACCAGGAGTTACTACCATATTGATATCCCACTCATCTGTGTTAGATAATGCTGCAATATGTTTTGAATATGCTACTGAACCACTTTTCGCTGAAGTTGATAAATCAAATCCTTGAGAGTTTGTTGCCGCAATATCAACTCCGGTTAAAATAGGAGTTGCAGGATTTACACCATCAAATCCATTTTGGAATGCTACAATGAAATTTCTTTCAGAAATCGGTGTAGTTTCATCATCTAATGATTTGCTACCACCGTTTGTAGAATCTAAACCGAATACGGAGTTAGAACCTACACCTGCTCCAGTTGGAATTGGTTTTAAATAAATTGTGTTATCTGTATTGAAATCTAAATCAATACCACCGTATTGTATTGCCGATGAAGTTACAAAAGTTACAGATGGAATTAAAGCTCCAACTGCTGCCGATGCTGATATTGGTAAAGAATATGCCGCGTGTCCGAATGGTACTGCTTGTACCGGTGCGTTTACATTTAAGTTTGCAATTCTAACATATTTTGAATTATTTACCCAATCACCTGCTTCAGAAATTTTACCTTCTGAATCGATAGTTAATTTTCTATCACCGATTACTCTACTGATAAAGTTTGGAGAATTAGGGTCTAAATTTACATTTGACCAAGTTTCTAATACTGTTTTCTTTTTGTTAGTATCAGAGAAATCTCTAACAACTACTGTGAACGTACCATAATCAGTTCCATTTACAGAACCTGCTGCTTTGATATTTGTAATACCAATTTTAACTTTTTGATTTGCCGCATTACCTGCACCAATTGTTTCAAATTGGAACAAATCATATCTGTCACCAGAAATGGTTTGAGATTTGATTGTTGGAGTTAATGCCTCTTGTGCATCAAATGTAAATAATTGATTACCTAATACACTTGCAGTAGTTGATGTACTTGCATCAAATACAATTGAACTATTTTTAAAGAAACCATACACATATGGATTTTTAGAACCATATGCAGATGTTCCAAATACTGCTTCAATATCGTTTATATCATTTACATCTAATGATGCTGATAAGTTTAATCCAGTTCCTCTTAATACAAAGTCACCTTCTCCACTTACTGAAGAAGTTAATTGTGCCGTTGCAAAACCTGCATTTGCACTTCCTGATGTATTGAATAAAATACCCAATGATGCAGATACTGCACCTGCACCAGAACCAGAAGTTGCAGTTAGTAATAAAGGAGATGTTTCGGTATATCCACCGATGCCCGCTACTCTACAAATTGTTGCAGTTCCAGATTCTCTTAAATATGATTGTACTGCTAAAGGTGTAAGATATGTGCCATCTACTGCTCCAAAAACTTTTTCGAATTCCGCTTGAGAATTAACAATTGTTGGAACTAATGGTCCTTCTTTGAAAGGTCCGATGAATGCTGCACCAATATCAGCAACGCCTTGTTGTAAGAATGAAAGGTCGTTTTCTTTAGTAAATACACCTGGTGATACTATTTTGTCTGCCATTTTATATGCTAATTTAAAATTTTTATTATCTCAATATAAATATAAAAAATATTTCCAAAACAACAACCTTATTTGTAGGTTGGAGAGAAATAATTATATGTTTCTGTTACCTTTGTTGAATTCTGTAAAGTGTTATAGAACAATACAGGTCCTATTTGACCATTCCAAAATGTTGTTCTTGCACTATTACTACCAATCGTTAAGAAATTAGTAGATGATGGTGCAGTGAATGCCGAAGATGTGAATGTTCCAACGGATGTACCATCAACATATACAGTACATGTTCCACTTTCTTGAAAAGTTACTGAAATCATATACCAAACATTTGATGATAATGAAGTAGTTAGTTGTGCACTATTACCTAATGTACTACCATAGAATCTAACTCTATTTAAAGTAGAACTATCAGTTGATTCAATTGCTAAACCATAAAATCCAGCATAATCAAAAATATGTCTTGATGCTACACCTAATGTTGTTGTAGGTCTAACCCACATATGAATTGTTCCGGTGTTGGTATTAAATTGTGCTATACCACCATTGATATTTGTAGTAGTATCTTTATACCAGAATTGATTTGTACCATTTCCTGCAAAGTATTTTTCTTTTCTACTTGCACCATTATTATATGATGGATTACCACCTGTAATACCTGCTGCATTTGAAACACCTGCAGGTCTTACACCGGTGTTATAACCTGAAAGGTCTAACCAGTCTGTTGTTACAGTACCATTTGTAGATGATGCTTTCGATGGGTCAACATATAATCTTAATCCAGATGCGGGTATTGATGGTTGTGTTGTTGTTCCTTTATTGTGTGAAATTAAACCATTTGAAATATACACATCGGCATTTTCCACATTTACAGTTACAATTTCAACATCATCTGTTATGATTTCAATATTAGTAACTTCAACTTCAGTTTCATCTTGCATTACTAATCTGTCTCCAGGTAATATATCACTTACATTCTTAAACTTATATTTACCAATCTCATTATCCCAAACATATAATGGGTGAGTTTCGGTTGCTTTAATTAAACCATTATTAAGTGAAAAATATCCTTCTGCAAAGTTGAAAGTTAAATCGGTAACTGTTACATTTTGTGCAGAACCTTCCAAAGTATCCGAATGATAAAATCTCCATTCAATTTGGTCACTTTCAGTGTCTAAATTTTCATCAGGTAGACCTGCAGGTACCCAAGATTTTATCTCGTCTCCAATATTCAAATCTTCAACATTTACCATTGTACCATTTGCCAATTCAATTTGTGTACCAAATAACAAACAAAAATCTGGTTGGTTAATTGTATTATAAACATCAACTGCATATAATACTTTTGTCGTTGTAGTTCCGTAGTTTGTTGCAGCTAAATTATATCCGTCTGCATATGCCATACTTAATGTAGCGGCAGCTTCTGAATAATTTGATACAGCAATCGAAGCTGGAGTTATTGGAAAAATTGATGGGCCCGAATCTGATGTTCTTGTACCTGTTGTGAAATTTGCGTTATTAAAAGAACAAGTGTAATTATTTAATTGTTGTTGTACTTTTGAATAAAATAAAGAACCGGTTGAGTTAAATGTAAATTGTGCATTTTCAGTTGTACTTTCTACTATATATGTAAATGTAGGTGGTGTGACTGTAATTGAATCGGTTGCAAATCCTAATAATGAACCATTTGTAGTGTTGCCACCTAATTGGCCTAATGATACTTGTCCACTTCTTGCAGAACCACTAACAGCTCTAAATAAATTTCCTAATGATAAGTTTGTCCTTGGCATATTTTTATGTATTAATCTCCGTTATAAATATCTAAAGTTTTTGTTTCCATACATCTTTATTAGAGAAATTAGATATCATCCACTTTTTAAGTTTGTTAAATTCAACTTTACGGGTTTCATAATCATCTTTGCAAATCATTTCGTAAATTTCGTTAAATGTTTCCTTACTATCTGCTTTGTATTTGTAGTCAATTAAGTCTACCCATTTTGTATGTAATATTGGTAGTTTGCCCCAATCTATTGCTTCAAAAATTCCATATCCAAATGGTTCATTTTCAAAACAAGAATGTGATATGCCCCAATCTAAATCATAAAATCTTTCTTTATGTTTATGGTCAAATTTGTAAACTTTTGATTTTTCAAATTTATATCCATATTTTTTTCTATAATACTTGTTGAATGTTTCTGAATTTGTAGATATGTATGAATCAATTCCGTCTATATATTCCAAATTCTTTCTACCTTCTGTTCTTGCTGCAAATCCTATCTTAGTATTATTTGTTAATTCTTTATTATGTGTAAACTGATATGTGTTTGGAATATGATG